CATATCTACAACGACGGTGAAACCCCGTTGTCACAGCATGTCGGATTCGTGCTGTCCCGTGGTGCGGGTGCGGCTCAGGGTGCCCCGTTCCTCATGTTGCAGATCAGCCCGTAAGGGACAACAATGGTCCTCACTAAAGAACTATTGCTGGAACGCATGAGGGTAATAGAGGCCCAGCAGGCACAGCTTGTAGCCAATGCAAACGGGTGCGGCGGTGCTCTGAAAATGCTCCAGCAACTCTTAATGGATTTGGATAGTGAGGAGCCACAAAAAGTTAGCGATATAGGGACGGGAATGGAAGCCCGCCCCTTGGACGAAGGAGGGATGTACGATGTCTGAGCACGCCTTGAAACATTGTTCGGTTTGCAAACGGACAAAACCTCCTTCGGAGTTTAACAACGATCAACAAAAAAGCGATGGGTTAGCGTCTCTTTGCAGACAGTGTGCTTCGGAGCGACAGCGAAAACACTATCGAAAGCACAGGAAAAGGCATCAAAAACGTGCTCAGGATTACGCCCGAAGAAACCCGGAACGTATCCGAGCAGCGAAGAAGAAATACGATATCGAACATCGCGAACTCCACCGTCGTTACGCCCTGAAACGTATTTTTGGTATAACCCCGGAACAATGGACGGAAATGTTTGGGGATCAAAACGGTTGCTGTGCGATCTGTGGCCGGCCTCAAATGGATTTCAAGAAACGCTTCCATGTTGACCATGACCATGAGACGGGAAAAGTTCGGGGTTTATTGTGCTACCGGTGCAACAGTATGCTCGGTATGGCATGTGACGATCCGGTACGTCTTCAAGCCGCAATCTCTTACCTAAGGAGGGTCTAATCATCAGCGAACATGCCCTCACATTTTCAGAGTTGCAGATCGCCCTCGCCGTGCAACTTGGAGTAGGCTATTACGGTGCGGCGGGTGATGAGGTAGCCCAGGCTCCCATTGACGTTCCTACGTTGGCAACGGTCAACGATTACGTCAATGGCGGTATCAGAATGTTTCTAGCTGATGCCCCTGCGGAGGGTTGGCGTTTTCAGCAACCTACTGCCTCTCTCGTCCTGTGGCCCACGGCTACTTCTACGGCCAACGGAGCACCTGTTTTCGTCACGGCGAGTACCGTGACAGTTCACACACGTATGTTCCGCGATACAATGGTCGGGCACGATCTCGCGTTTACGGTCACGAGTACCGCAGACGGGGTGCCGACCTACGACTCCGCAGCAGATACGACCACCCTGGACGTGGATGACGCGATCTTCACGGCTACGATGGTCGAGCAAACTGTGACCTTCACCGCTACCGGGGAAAGTTACACGATCATTGGGTATACTGACACTACGACAGTCACCCTTGAGGGTGATGCCAGTGGTGAGGCCGATGGAGATACCGTTACAGTTGAGCATAATTACGTGATCTCCAGCGTCACCAGTACACTCATCGCAGTTGTCACCGGAGACGCCAGCGGCGAGGCTGACGGAGCCACGGTGACTGTGACCGCTGATGGCAATTACACTTTACCGAGTGCCTTCGGTGGTGAGTATCTTGGACCGATCACCCACGCCGCAGGATCAAACGTGGGTGCCTCTGTTGGTTGGGTGAGTGAGGGACAGGTCCGAAGACTACGGGAAAACACAGCCACGCATTCGGGTGACCCGACGATAGCAGCGATCCGTAAAATGGAGGACGTTGCCCGGCGTTGGGAGATGATTGTTTACCCGATTCCCGGCAGTACCCACACGCTTGAATTTCCGTATCAGTTGTATTTCACGGAACTGACAGCGGCTACCGATATGCACCCGGCTGGGGCACTTTACGATGAGGCGGTTAAAGCCGCGTGTGCCTCATACGCCGAAATGCAGGGCGAGGATGTACCGGCAGGACGTACAGAATACTACCGGGGCATCGCGTTGCTCGCCGCGTATCGTATCAACAACCGAGCCGCCCCCCGGCGTTTGGGGAGCCTGAAACACACGGCCGGTCGTAGAGACTGGCGTGATTCGATGCAACGACCAGACGTAACAATCTCATAAGGAGCTTCATCGTGAATGCTGGTAACTTTCTTTCAGCATGTAACGGCATCATCACCGGGGACAAATTCCTCCGGGAGGTTCCGCTGCCTCTGCAAGCCCATATCCGGGCGTCAAACGATTTCATGCCGCTCAAGACGGGCGATGTTCCTACGATTGTCACGGAGGGTATCCAGTTTGACGACGGCGAGACCGCCTTCCTCGACTTTACCCTCCCGATGGACTACGATCAGGGCCTCGATCTTTGTGCCCTGCGTCTCCATCTGGTGCCCGCCGCCGACGCCGCCGACACGACGGATATGGGCGTCACCACGGCCCAGGCCCTCTACCGGGCGGGTGCTGCCGTGGACAATACGGTGCGAACGGCTGTGGCTGAGACGGCCGTTGCGTCAACTGGTGCCCTGGTCCGCGAGGGTGTGCTTGATCTTAGTGCCAGTGGCTATCAGCCGGGCGATCACGTCAAGCTGACGCTGGACGCCAACAACAGCGGTGGCACCGAGCTTATCCTGCTCGGTATCGACCTGATTTACTCAGGTGACTTCGCCGCGTACAACGACGACGACCGCCACCGCGATCTCGGGTAATCTTCACGGGTATACGGGTTCGATTCCTGATATACCCTTTACGAGGTAATACTATGCCTGCACAGCCCATAGAACTTCCTTTTCCCATCAAGGGTCTCAACGAGGGCTGGGGACACGGGAGACAGCCAGAGGGAACCTCACCTGACGCTCTGAACGTCCTACCCTTTGACCCCATTGATAATCGTGTCCGTGGCGGACAACGATGGGGTTTGAGCAAGTATTACTCGGCCTTGCACAATGGGGCGAATGCTCCGCAGCAAATGACTGCTATTACCGCGATGGACATAAATGAGTTTTCCTCTGCGACTGTCGCAGTCACCGGTCCTCTCTGGACCGAGTATCCAGATGCACCCGTGGCTGAAGCCCCCATGTACAACTTCACCGGGCGAGACTACAGTTTCTCCGGTGACTACAAGATCAGTCTGGAACTGAAGACCGCGGATGTAGTGGCGAACTATAATTTTGGAATTGTTCTTCGGGCTAATCCCGCGTACAACAAAGAGTTCTTTGTCGCAAGATTCCTCATACAGCAAACCGCAGGATCAGCGAGTTTTGCGACCTATCTGTATCGTAATGATTCGGACGGAACTTCCACAGAAGTGGATTACGATGATACAGGCAATCAGGTTTTATTCAGAACATTGCTGCTAGAGGGAGTAACACTTGACATTGACGTGGCGGAAGACGGAACCATAATTGCATCCATGACCGATGCTCGTTTCGGCGGAACTGGATACCAGGAAGTAACCACGGTAACCATGGGCGATGTGTACGACGAGTACTCCGGAGTCGGAGTAAGCCGCAACGCGAATTGGGAAGGAGGGGCTAACCTCACTTTCGCCGATCTCGCGATAACCGGGAAAGATGTCCCAGAGTCCCGTAGGATTTCCAGTTTGGTTGCCGTGTCCGGCGGGGACGTTTACCTGGGGGAGATAGGTGCGGTTCCCCATTTGGCAACGGGCGGTACGGACGCGGTAACAACCACCGGTGTTGTAGCCGCTGAGGCAGCATTCGGTAATATGTATTTTTGTGATGGGAACGCATCCAACTACAAACTTCTCACTATGTCAACCGAGACCGTAAGTGCCTGGACGGCGAGCGTCACGGATCATGTTTTACCATGCGATGCCCCTAGTGACGGTGCAACATACGCGGTCGCCTCGGCCACTTCCGGGGCGAAGACGTTCACGTACACCGGCGATCTCACGGGTATAATCGGAGTAAATGACCATATCAAAATCTCCGGTTCAACCGCGAATGATGGGGTATACAGTGTTTCCGTGTTCGATTACAGTGCCCCAACGACAACTCTCACAGTGCGACAGTCCCTCGTTGATGATACGGCGGACGGGAACATTCAACTGGCGAGCGTAGGGTGTCGCATTATGACCCTATATCGTGGGCGGATTGCATTGGCCGGGTTGGACACCGATCCCCAGAACTGGTTCATGTCCGCTGCGGGTGACCCCCTCAATTGGGACTACGGGGCTACACTTTCCGCGACAATGGCGGTTGCGGGGACCAGTGCCGACGCTGGAAAATGTGCGGATATCGTCACCTGTCTCGCCCCGTATTCCGACGATCTCATGTTCATTGGGGGCGATCATACGCTGTGGCTCATGCGGGGTGACCCGGCCGCTGGTGGGGTGATAGACAATGTAAGTTATCAAACGGGCATCGTAGGTCCGGAAGCCTATACGTTCGATCCCAACGGTGTGTTCTACTTTTTCGGGGCGGGGACACTCTGGCGTGTGCAACCGGGTGGAGTCCCCGAGCCTATCTCGCGGAGTCGTCTGGATCAAACTTTCAAGGCCATTGACCTTACTACCAATACCATTCGTTTAGAATGGGATAACATGCGGCACGGCTTGTACATTTTTGTACGGCCCCAGGCTTCCGGGAGTACGACACACTACTACTGGGACGAACGAACGGACAGTTTTTGGAAGCTGTCATTCCCCGACGCACACGGGCCGACCGCAACACTATCATTCGGTGGTTACGGCCCTGATGACAACGCCGTATTACTTAGCGGATGGGACGGTTACATTCGCAAGATCGACCCCGATGCTGACGATGATGACGGCACCGCCATCAACTCATATGTTTACTTCGCCCCGATCATGGCCGGGGGAATCCTGCAAAATACCCGGATTAACCGGATCGTCGCGATCCTAGATGCTGCATCCAGCGACGTACTGCTGACCGCTTACGCCGAGGACACGGCTCAGGGGGCGATTGAGTCGGCCTCGATCCGGTTCGCACGGGAGTTGTCGGCCGGGCGGACCCAGGTTCTAAGCCGCGTGACCGGGAATGCGATCGCGATCAAACTCTCGAACACAACCGACGATGAAACGTGGGCACTTGAAAACCTGATAGTATTCGCCGAGGCGGTTGGTCGAACTCGAAAGCGTCAACTATAATGACCACCAACGCAGCACAACAAGATCGTGTACCAAGACAACCGGCTCGGCTACGTCGGGCGATAGGCAACCTGGGGAACCTGTACGTTCCCTACGCTGGGGCGGTCTACGACATCGACCTCGGAGCACAGAACATAACCACGACGGGTCTGGGTACTTTTGGGGATGTGTTGATTACTTCTCCGGTGAATATCTACCTGTTGAGTCACAATAGCTTCGTCGATTTTGTTGCCGATGAGCATGTGGCTCATTCCGGCGTCACTCTTACGGCTGGGATCGGTCTCTCGGGTGGCGGTACCATCGCAGCCAGTCGGACATTTGACCTGGATATCCTTGGTTTAACGACGGACACCATCGCTGCCGGGGACTGGGTTCCCTTCCACGACCTAACCGATGCCCCAAATAAGATTGCATTCTCTGACTTCGAGGCGACCCTGGATCACAACAATCTGGCCAATGCTCACAACTTGACCACCGATATCGACCATGATACTCTGACTAACTACGTTGCCGATCAGCATGTCGCCCATTCGGGCGTGACTATCACAACAGGTGACGGCCTGACTGGTGGTGGTGACATCACCGCGAATAGGACGTTTGCCGTCGATTACGTCCCGTGTGGTGCGGGGGTAGGCGGGCTGGAGATCGTCGGTGGGCAGTTGCAAGTGAAGCTCTGGGCTGGTGAGGGTCTCGCCCATAACGCCAATGGTCTGTACGTGACCGAGGCAAATGTCGATCACAATGCCCTGAACAACTACGACGGCAACGAGCATATCGACCATACGGGCGTCACCCTCACGGCAGGTGTGGGCATCTCAGGTGGGGGTACCATCGCAGCCAATCGTTCGTTTGCCCTGGACATCCTTGGTTTAACAACCGATATCATCGCTGCTGATGATTGGGTTCCCTTCCACGACCTAACCGATGCTCCGAACAAACTTACCTTTGCGAATTTCGAGGGAACCCTGGATCACGACAACCTGGCTAATACTCACAATCTAACCAGCGACATCAGCCACGACAGCATCTCTGATGTGAGTGCGAACGACCACCATGCCGAAACTCATGCTTTGGAGAGTCACACTCAGGGGTCCAACAAAGTCTTTATGACGAATGAGCATGAGTTCACAGAGATCGCCCTTGGTGCGGTCAATACATTCCTGACCTCTGGGGGTGATGGTGCGAACCTGACTTGGACCTCGATTGGTAACGGACTCTCTATTGCCGCTGGTGTGGTACAGGCAAAAGAGAGTGAGATCAACCATGATGCTCTAAACAACTATGACGGTAATGACCACATTGACCATACAACGGTCACCATTAGTGGCAACTTGGGTATATCGGGCGGGGGTACCCTCGCGGCTAGCCGGATACTCACGCTAGACATTGTTAGTCTAACAACCGATACCATCGCTGCCGGGGACTGGATTCCCTTCCACGATCTAACCGACACCCCGCACCAGAATAAGATCACCTTCGCGAACTTCGAGGGTACCCTTAGTCACGATGCTCTGGCCGACTATGTTGTTAATAAGCATATCGACTGGACCGGTGCCGCTGTTGGCGTATCCGCTGGGGCCGACACGGATACCCAGTCCATTTTTGGTCGGGCGAGAGTAGGATACGGCACCATCAATGACTACGCTTGGTTTAGTCATTACGACATGGGTGGTGCGGGCCAGTTCGCCCTGGTCCAATCTGCCGCCGGGAGAACCGTGGTAAACGCAGCGGCGGGCCAGCCGTTGATTCTCGCGATTAACAACGCGGCTAAACTAACCGTGAACGCCGATGGAACCGTCACCGCGACCGGTGCTCTCGATGTAGCCAAAGACACGGATGTAAGTTGCTACTTCGGGCGGTGCCTTATCGGCGGGGGTGCGGCCGATGTGGCCAGGTTCAGCCACCACGATTTAACGACCTCGTCGAACTACGGTTTCCAACAGTCCGCCACTGGGTACACCTACTTTAACTGTGCCACTGGGGCATACGCAACGCATCGTGTGAACAACGTAGAAAAAATGAGGCTGGATACCAACTTGATGAACGCCCTTGTGCGAATCAATACGACCGTTGGCTACAGCATGAACAGCGTTGCTGGTCTGTCGGCCACCTATACTTTCGGTGGCGGTGGATCGGGCGAAATCGCGACCATGACCTTTGCCGGTGGCATACTGACCGGTGTGACAACAGTACCATAAGGAGCAGGAAATGTCAGCAATCGCAGGTGCGGGGGCGGCTTCGAGTTTGATGACCAGATGGAAACAGAAACAAGAACATCTCAGGCTAACCGGCGGTGGTGGCGATGTACAGGACATCATCGCCCAAATGCAAGAGGCCCAGGACGCGGCCAACGCGGCCAATGAAGCCCGCTATCAGGAAATGCTGGGCCAGTTCGAGGGTCTCGGCGAGACCGGCCGAGCCCGTATTCAGGAACAGACCGCCCAGCAACAGGCTTCGACCGCCCAGGATTTAACCTCACGCGGTCTCGGCGGTACCACGATTGGGTCGGCCATGAGCCGGGGCATCGCACGAGAGGGTGAGTCCGCTACTCAGGAATTGGGTGAGCGAGTCGCCATGCAGAAGGCCGGGGCGATGGAGCGTAAGACCGATCAAGGGCCTGATATGGGTATGTTCGCGAACCTGATCTCCGCGATGTCGCAGGGCCAGGGTAGCGGTGGTTCGGCTATCTCGGGCGGCATGGGTCCGATGGCCCGGCGTGGTCTGACGGCTTTCGGCCAGCCTTTCCAATACTTTAACAAGCCGAGTTCGTCCGGTGCGGCTAGTGGGCAGCAAGCCCGGCATCAGCAAGCTATGGACCGGTGGCGTTCAGACCAGGGGGTTTAACCATGGCTATCACCATCCAACATACTCCGGCCACGCTGGTCGGCACCATGGCGGCAGAGGCCGGTCGAGTCCAGGGCCGGGACCGGCAGATGAGCCGCGACATGCAACTGACGCAGATGATGATGGCGGCGGGGGAACGGGGAGCCGATCAAGCATCGGCCCGTGCTGCCAAGCAGCAAGCGTATGAATTCCAGCGGGGTCTGATCGCCGAGGCTTCGAGAGTTCGTCGGCCCGGTCAACCCACGGGACAGAAACGCCCTGCGGCAGATCAGCGAGAGCAGTTTGGGAAGGTGATCGCTGAGGCAGAGCAGGCGGGTATCTTCGAGGACCAGCAAGTTAAACGGATGAAACTCTTGAATTCATTAGGAGACTTCGAGGGTATCCGTAGGATCATCGCCGCGAAGCCACCGACAAAGCGACAGATACCCACGACCGAACGCGAGCGTGAGACAAAGCGACAGATAGGGGTCATCAAGACCAGGACTAAGCAGGGAGTAGCTCTACTCCAGAAGGAAATAGAGAAAGTTGAGGCGGAGTTACAGGACGTTAAAATGTCTGATGGATCGCCCCAGTACCCCAAACGAACGCGGGACTTTATGCGAGAGAACCCTGAGTTTATACCTCTGGGTGCGAAACCACTGTTCGATAAACAGCAGCAGTTACAGCAGCAGATCACGAAGGTTACTAAGCAGGCGAGTAGCCGTTTGGCAATGCTGGAATACGGAATTACCGTCTCGGAGCAACTGGACCTGGAACTTACCCAACAGGAGAAAGCGGGGCGGACGGCAGAACGTGCCCTCGACCGTTCCCAGAGACAGGCGGGACGGTTGACCGAGACGCAGGAGTTGGGTATTGACATGACTCGCGATACGGCCAAAGGGCTTCGTACCCGACTCACTGCCGAGAATAAGCGGCTGAGGAAGGACGCAGAACAATACGAAGACGAGGATGAGGACGATTTCGTGGAGAGAATTGTCCCCATTCATGCACAGATAAAGGTAAATGACGATCTTATCATGCGGACCTTTGCTCAGGAGAAAAAGGCGGTCGGACGGCTTATCCAACAGGACAAAGTTCCGCCACAGGGGAAGACCTTCACCGATAGCACGGGACAGAAGTGGGAGTTCGTGCGGTACAAGACGAACGGCCAACCTGGGTATAGACGGGTTCAGGGAGAGGCAACGGGTCCGAGTTTTATGGATCGCTTCAAAGAACAGGGAGTTAGGTAATGCCAGTCTCCGACGACGAACTGTTCACCCCGAACGACATCCTACGGTCGAAGCCCCCGGATGACGAAGACCTGGTGAGTCTGTCCGATCTTACCGGTGGTATTCCCGCCGCGAGTAACATGGCCCAAGGTTGGGCTGAACTCGACATGAATGAGGGAAAGGCCACAAAAGATAACTACATGGAACAGGCGGGTGCTCGTATCCAAGAGTACCAGCAAAGCAGACTCAAAGCGGGGGACGCCAATCTCACGGCCAACGAGCAGGTCGCCATCGTAGACGCCTACCGGCAAATGGCTGGTTTACAGCCCGAGGGGTACTTCCTGACCCCAACCGGAGCAGCAGTCCCACAGAACATATTCCAGGAGATCCGACGCAAACGGGTTGAAGATTCTGACTGGGAGAACTTCAAGTCGAATGTCTCGTCTACCGTTCTGGGTAACCTGGCTGCTATACGAGCCGCCCAGGCGAAGGTCACCGACAGTCTCGGGATCACCGATGATGCTCTCGCCGAAGCCTCACGGCAGGCTGAGGAAGTAAACGCGATCCTTCAGCCGGGTGGTGGTAAAGCGGGCTTTATGGGTCGGGCGATTGGGAATGTGATGAATCTCTTCCTGGCAGGGGGCCAAGCCCCCGCTATGTTCGCCACGTCAACCGCCGGGTACACGTTTATCGACGTTAATCGTCGGCGACAGGGAGGACAGGACATCTCCCCTACCGCTGAATGGACGGCGGCGATCTGCAACGCGGGTATCGAATATGCCATGGAATCGTTTGGGCAACTCGTGGCCCAAAAAGCCGGGGCTGTGCTAGGCAACCACGTTAATACGATTCGCCGGGCCGTTGTTGCTGGTGGGGCTCGTGGCGGCATCCGCACCGCCGCTGCCACCCTCGCCCACTTTGGACTGCAATCGGTTGGTCTGGCAATTGAGGGTGCCACTGAAGAGGGGGTCACTGAAATACTACAGAACACAACCCGACGACTCGCTTATGCCCCGGAGCAGAAGATTTTTGCCAACACCGGTGAAGCGGCCCTGCAAGGTGCTATAATGCCTTTACTGGCTGCTCCTGGTATGGCCGCGATTCAGGCTGGGAAACCTGGTGGACGTTTCCGACCAGACTCCGGGAAACCCTCTAAGCCGTTAGGCCCTCCGGGGGACGTGTACCAAGAGGCAACATTTAGGTTGAAAGCAATGGCCGAGGCCCGACTTGCCTCTGCTGAGGCCCTGACCAGTTTAGTCGGCGTCGAAGAGGCTGCACGGGCCGAGAAGACTCTTCCGGACAACCTTCAGATCGCCGTACCTGCCGTAGCTGATATCCCAAGTGGCCTCAACGGTGGGCCGATCTCTCAGAACGCTTTGTTCCTGACTTGGATTGGTAGTCGAGAAGTGTCCGAAAAAGCAGCAACGATATCGGCTATAAATAAACATACGGCCCTGAAGAAACTCGTCCGGGATGGGGAGACACGCGAACAGGTTGACCTCGCGATGTTTACATACGTTCAAATGAAGGAGAATCCCGAGGCTTACTCGGCCGAGAACATTGCCGATCAGATACCCGAGGGGATGGTAGATCAAGTGCTTACTAATGTTGAGATGGCACGGAATCTTTCCCCTGAGCAACAGGCGTTTGCCGAGAAAGTAATCGTTGAAAACCATGAACTCGGTCTCGAAGGAATGGAAGCCGGGATTCTTGGGAACCTCAAGGACAGTTATGCGGCAATCATTTGGAACGTGGGACGCGGGGCGAAGAAAGCAAAATTCACGATCTCAACTGACCGTGCTCGACATCGTTCCCTTCCTTCTCTGATTGAGGGTTGGTCGCAGGGTCTTACCCTCGCGGTTCCTTCCCTGATCGACTCCCAAATGGTCGCCCGCCAGCAACTCTCCCAGACCATTTTTGACAGGAACTTCGCCAAGGCGGGTATAAAGTCGGAAATCTTCAGCATGAAACGTGACGAAACACACACCCATGAAGTAAAGCATCCGAACTTCGCTCAGTGGATACCGGCGGGGAAAGTGGGTATGGGGATCGCGGCTGCTGAGGGCGAGGCGGGCGGCGTTGAGGGCGAAGCAGTGGTCGAGGCGGGACCACCCGCCGTAGGTAAGCCGGGCAAGGTTACCCTACCGGAAGGGTGGGACGCCGCCGTGCAGCCGTTCTGGCAACAGCCGCCTGGGTGGAAATCCGCTATAGACTGGAAGGGTAAGCGGATCGTATTCGAGACGAAACGGGACTTGACAACCCCGTACACCATGCGGCAGGTGACCGCGACCGTCCTCGTTAAAGCAATGCCGGATGCTACCCGAGAAGCGTTTGTGGCTGAGTACACCGAAGTTGCGGGGATGACCGCATGGGAGATACAGAATAAGGTCCAACAGGAAAAGCTCACCAAAGACATCGAGAGTTATCTGGATGATCGGACGAAGGTTTCCCCCGAGGTCGCTGCGGTACTTGATAAGTTCCTGAAACGACAGGGACGCGGGATGGAAGGTGAAGCGGCTGATGCGGCTGAAGGAGCCGAGGGAAAGCCCGCGAAGGTCTGGGCGGGCGATCTCTTCCTTGACTCAACAGGGACTCTATTCAAACGATCAACGATATACGCTGACAAGAAGACCGCCAGGCATCTCAACAACGCCCTCGGCTCGTCCACTTTGTATAACATACCGGGAGTAGGGAAAGTCACACAGTTCACTCAAGGAACCAAACACCTTATTCTTACGGCCTCTCTCTTTCATCCCCAGGCATTCCTACGATCTTTCGTACTGGGTTCGCGGGGTGTGGACCCAGTTACGGCGTATCGAGAAGGACGTACAGCTATCGAGAATTTCATACCCGAATTTCAAGAGCTAACCTTCGGTGGGTTGACTACCTTTGAAGCACGGGATATGACTTACGCACAGAAGAGAGAAACTTCAAAGATCATGGACGCTATCGACAAAGTTCCGATGGCCGGTTCCATAAGCAGGGCACTCAAAAGTATCGGTAGGGCGAATGTCAAGTTTGTTTTCGGAAAGCTCGGGGCGTACTGGAAAGCACAAGCCGCCCTCTTGGAGTACCGGGCTCAGTTAAAACACCATGAGGCTGATCTCTTATCGGGTAAGATCACTCGTGAGGAACTCGCCCGTCAAACTGCGGACCTGATAAACGACGACTTCGGCGACCTTAATCTGATGCGTATGGGACGGAATCCGACACTTCAGCATATGTTCAGGTTGGTCGCTTTAGCGGCAGACTGGACCGAGTCCAATGTTCGATCAATGGTAAAGGCATCTAAGCGTGGTCATGCGGGTCAAATGTATCGGGCCATGTGGGGACGAATCCTATTGAAAGGTCTCGGGTCCACTCTCATATTTAACCTTATGATGTCCGGTCTCGATGAGGACAAAGACTTCCTCGACCGATACGACCATGCCTGGAAAAGTGGTAATCTCCGTTGGCTGGACGCAGATATTACCCCCATATACCGTGCTCTTGGTGGGGACAAAGGCAAGCGAAAATACTTCAGCGTCCTCGGTCACTTCAAAGACCCACCCAAGTTCGTCACACAATCAGTTCGATCCGCGAAGAACAAGAGCAGCGTACTCGGGAGAATGGTCTTAGACGCCTTGACGGGTACCGATTGGCGGGGTCGTGAGTACACGTCCCTTGGTGAACTCATGCGGTCGGGTGACGCTGTTAAGTCAATCCCCTTCGGGGGTGGTCCGATCACCCCCGGACAGTACCCCTCGTACATTGTGAAACAAGCCGAGCAGACTACCCCGGTTCAAGCACAATCCATGATCCAATGGCTGCGTGGGGAGATCGACGGTTTTGATGCCATAACGAGGGCCGCAGGTATGATGACCTCCGGTACAAGAGCAAAGACCGGTAAACGTAAGAAACGGGCACGTAGGAAACGGAGCAGGTAGAATGACCCCCGAGGAACGCAGAGAGATGGAAGCGGTTGCTGAACTGACGGTGCAGCGGTTCTTTAATCATTACCTTACCGAGGTCTGGCCTGAGCAACTGGCCATGTCGATCACCGCTCACAATAGCGACGTGTCCGCTCATGCCCCACAGATTAAATCGGCGGTATCGGCCGCGACTGACAAGCTCAAGGTATGGACCCTCGGCCTGGTGTTCAGTGGTGGTGTGGCGGGTGGTGCTACGCTTGCGAAGCTATTGAGCTAGGTATCAACGCTCTGGCAACTTCGGGGGAAATGTTGATCCCCTGGTCCCAGGAGATTAGGATGCGGGTCGTTGTGGCCCGTGGGCAGTATGTACCCACCAACGTCATCGCCTGAGTTGCCGTGTAGTTGTTGTATAATACCGTCGCAGGAATGAGTTTGTATGCCCCCCGACACTTCCAGACGATTACCGCTTTCCAAGTACGCAACTCGTCCATATCGGCAAGCGTTAAAACGTCAAGCTCTGGGTGGTCATGCTCGATATACAAGACGGCCCATTTAGCGAACTTCATGTCAGTAGTCCTCTCGCGGCGTCCCGCAGTAGGGTGGCTCGCTCTGGGTTGTCCCCGTCGAAGATGGAGTAAGCATCCCCCATCATGGCCCGTTCATCGGCCGTGCAACCCACCCAGAACTTAAAAGGAACCCGGCTAGTATAACCCACAGTGTACGTTGGCTCCGATGCGTGCGGTGAGACGACCACGAACCAGGTACGGCCGTACACGGAAGTCACGGAGACGATCCATCCCGGCCGAGTGTCGGGCGGCGACACCTGTGAGAAGCCGCCCAACACTTCGACCACACCCGTATGACACGCCCGTTTAACTGCGGGCCTGGCATGTAAACAGATGAAGTTAATCAACTGAGTCCGAGTGTCTAGATGGTCCACTGGTTTATTTCCCGGCCTTGTTGATCCCGAGGCGGATGAAGATGACCTCAAGGGCCGCGAAGGCGGCGACGGCAAGCTGCATGTTACTCAGTTCCCCAGCAGCCCAGGCGGCAATGGCCGTGAGCAGGGCGGCGACGGCGGTAATGATCGTCTTCCACCCGGAGACCTTGTTCTTCACGTCTTCCAGAATCTTACTCAAATCCACGATGGATCTCCTACAACGCACCAAGCAGCAGGGGGAGGACGATCTTCAGAAGCTCAAGCATCTTGAGTCCGAAGTTGGCCTCGATGTACGCCTGGACCCGAGCGTTACCCAGAAGCTCGGCCAGGGTCGTAAGACGAACCTTCTGGGCGTCTGTCACGGGGACAGCAGGGGCACTGTCGAATTCCCGCAGGGCCTTGAAAGGATCGAACGACTCAACGGCTGTGTCGTCAGGGGGTACCTGTGACATTCCTTAGTCCTCCGGCATGGGGGTAATGTAGTTCTGCATCGAGGACTCCAGATAACTCTTCCATTGGGCAGAGATATCCGCTCGATAAACAGTGAACTTCTTTCCCTGTTTGCAGATCATTACAATGTAGCCCAGGTTGTCCATCGCGACTTCGTACAGTATAGCCCGTCGCTGTTCTTCAACCCGGAAATTCGCCAGGGCAGTCTTGAGACTTCCGACAGCACCGGCAGCGATGACTGCCGCCTCATCGGGGGCGACCTGTCCTACCAGGCTATCAACGATGCCCTGCTCCAGGAGCTTTAACATCGCCTCCTGCCGCTTGGCGTCGAGAACCTGGACGGCCGTATCATACGCAACGATAGCCTTCCCGGTCTCACCCGCCGCAGCGATGACGTTGTCATACGTCAACAGGTCATGCGTCGAACCCGCCTGACCGAGGCACCCACCGGTAGTGAAGCATACCAGTGAGAGCAACAGCAGACCCAGTGTGAATCGTTTCATTCTCATTCTCCATTCTCCAAAACCAGTTTGGCCACTTCTTCCTGCTGCCGTGAACGTGTGCCCTTGTATTCCATGCAGGCAACAGCAAGAGCAGCGATTTTCCGAATTGCGTGGAGTGGATGATGCGGACTTTCCTCCGGTTGTCCAATCCCATCTTTGACCTGTTGTAAGTACCGTTCGATGAGGATGACCCAATCGGCGACGGCCCAGTCCGCGTCGTTGTAAAGTGGACCCCATCTTTCGTTTTGGTACTTCCGCTCGAATCTAATCGCGTGGAACGCTGCGGCCATCGGTGTCTGAATGTCCGACATGTTACCTCCTGTATACCCGACCGTTGATAGTGACCTGTTTCCCGACGATCCGTACCGGGTAGAGATCGAAGTACCCGTTCGTGTGCATGTACCCGAACACGAACCCTTGTGAGTGACCCGCCGGGGGTCGGTCTGCTTCATACGGCTGTTCGATCTTACCCATCATCCCGATGGAGAAACCCACATGATTGTCGAACGCAGCCTTGGGCCAGAACGTCTGGAACCGATGGGCATGGCCGAAGACACACGTTCCGTAGGTAAGGGCTGTTTTCTTCGCCATGTACTCGTTACAATACCACCCGTGGAGAATCTTCAACTTCCCGAAACGCAGCACTCCCCGCGTCGGGTGGTACGGTCTGAATTTGATCCCACGTTTAACCAGATCGAGGTTCTTGACCAAACCCACCAGGGATCGGAGCCGGGGATCGAGCAGGTTCCCGACCCGTCGAAGTCGTTCCTCATGGTTCCCCTCAAGATAGTGCGTGATCCCGAAGCGTTCCAGGGCCTCCGCATTCATCTTAAACTCAGCTTCCAGGCTGAGAGTAGACTCGTTATTCCACTTGGTAACCTGGTCAACCGATTGCCAATCACCACCGGCAACCCGGATATGCGGTTTGAAATCCCGAATGAAGTCCAGGGCGATCTCATCAATCGCGGGGTCGTGCTCGGGGCAATGTCTATCAAAACCAACCCAGAAGCGTTTGTGTGTGTGGATATTACTCATTGGAGAACGCCTGGCGATGTTGGCAGAATAGTTCCTGCTCAACGAGATTACGGGGGACTCGTTCGAGGGTGGTCGAATTTATGAACGTCAGTCCGAGCCAAAGGGCCAGAGCTATCTCGGCCCGTGCTCCTGTGCTTCTTCGCCAACCTGGTAGAAGAATAACCCCGTCACCACGGCCTTTGTCCAGGTTTAGGAGTATCTCGCAATCGCCCCGGATGGTGGTCTTGTCGATTATATTCTCGCGTTTCTGCTTGTCCAATACTCCCTGATCGGCGGGAGCCTCCACACCATGTTCCCGATCTTCCTCTGCGGGGCTGATTACTCCCCAACCCTTCGCCCGTGCCCGTTTGGCGGCACCGTCGAAGGCCGGGAAATTGTAGTCTTTGATCCCACGCATCGGTCCCGTGATATAAAAGGTCGGGTGCGGATACAGGTCTTTATACCGATCCTCGCCTATAACAGGAGTCTTCACGGGGCAGGGACCAACACCGAGACCGGGCCAGGCGTCACTGTCTACCTTCCTTACAAGAGCCGTTGTCTTTCTCTTCACGACATCTATGATGGGTTCAGGGGAGACCACGAGAGGTTCGAGCACTGCCCCCGGAGCCAGACGGGCGGGCTGCGACCAGTAATGCGGCATGTCATCGATGGCCGGGTCCATCCGGCCCGCTTTGATCTCTTCCTCGTAATGAAGGATAAACCCAGCGTTGGTGCGGATCGCCGCCATGTGATCCTCGTCTTGGAGCCCGAGCTTATACGCTTCGACATGGCGGATCAATGACGCCAGACACTCACTGATATTTATACCTTTCTCCCAGTTGCGGAGGGCGTACTTCTGTGCCCCAATGGCTAACCAGGCACCCTCCCGCAGATTCGCGTGGGGCGAGATCAAATCAGGTCGAGGCTTGAACGTGCCCCGGTCACGAACTGCCCCGGAGGCGAATGTCCGCCGTTCACCACTGTCCTGCATCGCCGGTTCAGTTGCCATCGGTTTTTCTCCCATTTCTGTACCACCGTGGTACCGCAAGGGCATACATGATCGCGAACACAATCGTAGTTATAGCAAGGGGCAGGCTCCGGGTGACGATGGCGAAACCCATCCAGGGGATCTCCTGGACAAGTCCCACAATGGGAGCCCACCAGTATTTTTTTATCATACAGTACAGTGTGACAAGTGACATCACGAGGATGGCCCACTCGAAGAAGACTGTCATACCAGTGCCCCACACTTTAGGCATCTCCACCTAGGCTGATGAAGGACTCGAATCTGTACTTGCCATCGCCATGGATGTTTACAAGGGAAGATCCTATCGTAGTTGAGTCCAAATTTCTTCAGGTCAACACGACGATACGTACTGCCCTTACCGTTTGATGTTTTACCCCTCATCGTTTACTCCCGTATCTCTTTGCCGCCTCTTCTTGCAGTTTAACGCCGTAGAACACACGCTTCCGCGTACTATTGATCCTTATACGACCGAGGGTGCAGTGCGAGAACATGGATTGGACGACACGGCTTAACCACCTGTTGCTATTGTGACGTTCGCCGTTTGCAATCGCCCAGTCCTTCCAGCATTCGTACAGGTGTTCGCAGGTAATGTAATGGTCCGCACTCTTTCCGAACTCACAGTTGTCCTCGACGAAGTCCAGTATGGGAGTGGTCTCACCCCGGACACGTCGCAAGGCACTTGTATGAGAAGCTGGGAGCGTAAACGTCCGTTGACGCTGTAGTCTCTTCAATCCATTCAGTGCCCAGAGCATGATTCCCGGGGCCTCCGCTTTCAACCGGGCCTTCAGAGTTATGTCCTCTCGACCCGCGAAGCTGATGTCGAACGGTACAAGAAGTATTCGTGATTCGATGGTCCGCGAGTAATCGGGGAACCGGGGCATTGCATTCGCGGCTAGGGTGAACCGAGCGTATAACTTGACATTCGTTTGTGTGATGTCCATGCCTTTCCGCTCAAGGCACACCGCATCGTTTCCCGTGATTTGCTTCAGGCGATTCAGGGCCTCGGTCGCGTCGTAGTTTGTCCCCGCTGACACGTCTCCCACGAGTGCGGCCAGTTTCCCAAAGAAGGAAAACAAACCGAACCGCTGGGAAAGATTGCGAAGCGACGTGGCGATTACCTGAGACTCACCCAGGATACACGCCAGTACGCTCAGGACGGTGCTCTTTCCGCCCCGCGTCGGGCCAAGGAACATCATAAACTTCTCTTGGCTGTTATCGGGGATCAAGTTGTACCCGAACCATTCTTGCAGTAGAGCGATCTTTGTTGGGTCGGTGGGGAACAACTGGTTAAGGAACTTCTTCCACAGATTGCACGTCGCGTCCGGGTCAAAAGCGTACGGGTAACTAGCGAGTGAGAAGAACTGGGGTGTCAACTCATGGAACTGGAACTCCCCAGGTTGCAGGTACTCGTCAATATTTAACCACCCGTTCGGGAAGACGAGCACCTTCTTCGGATCAACTGCCGCATACTTGTTCCCTATCCAGCATGGTATGTTCTCACTGGCGATGGGACAGAACGCCAGAAGGGCGTCTATTATCTCATCAATCTTCCGCTTCGTCGGATCGTAGTTGAGGATGTCGAACCCGTTCGGCCTGAGCTTTTTGAACTGCTTCCCATCGAGGAACTGGTAGAGCATCTGCCGTAACGCCGAGCGAGAGATTTCCTCGTAGCGTTGTCCGGTGTAGGCGTACCAGGTATTGTGGTATATACGCAGCACGTACATCCCATCCTTGCAATACACAGTGTTTAACCACTGCCTCGCCAGGTCCAACGGGGCGATGCTCGGTAGGATCAGATTGGTTTCAGTGGTGCTACCCGTGAGTCGAACGATCCGCTGGAACTGTCCCCGAGTTAGACCCTGCCCAACCCACTGCCGCAGGTCTTTGACGCCCTCGGGAGGTAATAGTTTTACTGCTGATTTGACATGGGGTTGGAGGATCTCAAACGTCTTCTCCATTCCTTCCCGGCCGACCCCCGCGTCATTGTCCCCCACGATAATCACTGATCGTCCAGCGACCAGGGCCGGGAGTTTATCCAAGCACCCGCTGTGACTCGGCCGACCAACAGCGACAAAGCCGAGGTCTAGAGCAGCAGCGGTATCCGTGGCTCCTTCCACGATTAGAATGGGCTGGTTCGAGGGGGGTAGGACCGACATGTTCTCCGGGGCCAGGTCACCCGTATCCTTACGGATGTGAAGGTACCCGGCGGTACCCATGTCTTTGCTGGCCCCCTCTTTGACGCGACCGCACAAGACCGCCCTCGGGTCATCGGGGTCTTCGGCGGATACTAAACACCAGTCTGGTTTATTGCATATTGGGCAGGGGGTCTCGGTTGTAGTCCGGACCCAGTTCTGAGGGCCTGCCTGGTATTGTTCCTGTTGGGTGTTGCTGCGATGAATGTTCGGCACGTAGATCAGGCCGTGCTTGGAACCGGGTACCATCCACTTCTGCCCATCCCATTGACGAAGGGACAGACCGATGATATCCCCGTGCTCGTCTCGTTCCGGAAATGTCCAGCAGTTGAAGAATCTTTTCCCATCTTTCAACGGGATTTGAAGAGCGTAACCTACCCCCAGAGATGTTAATGACTTGACGCTAACCCGCAACTGCTGGGCCAACTTGTCCAACAGCAACGGGATTATGTTGCCCTGGTACACCATTAACTGTTCGGCGAAAGTCATTCCATTCACCTATTAGGGATGGGGTGGCCTACTGACCTTCGGCCACCCCGCCAACACGGTACTACTAGAACGGAATGTCGAGGCCGATGTCACCGACTACGGCCGCACGAATCTGAGCCCACTCCTCGTTGGTGACGTTGTTGGTATCGGCCGCGATTGCCTGGGCCTGGCTGGTCCAGTAATCGTCAAGAACCTCGTCGGGTACAGCCGATACGCCGAGGGTTTCATTCGCCGCGACACAGGCGTCATACGCTTCCTGCATCGTACATGCTGCCGGGGCCTCAGCCACAGCGGGAGCCGGGGCCTCGGCGGGGGCCTTGGCGACCGAGGGCGGTCCTTTTTTCTTCGGCTTGGCCTTTGCCTTGGGCTTCGCCTTCGGCTTCGCCTCGGCCTTCGGCTTGGGCTTAGGGGCTGCCGGGGGCTTCGGCTTGGGGGCGACGGCCGGGGCACCAGCGGGAGCAGCCTTGGTACCCGTCATACCATACTTGGCATCGAGGCTGCTCAGAGCCGCCGCGTCCAGCTTCCGCAGGCCGACCTGGGCGTCCTTGGCGTCGATCCAGCAAACCTTCAGGGATTCCTTGCCGTCGTAAACGTCGGTCTCCACACGGAACTGAACCTCGGTACCCTTCCACTGACCGGTTCCAAGACCTGCGAATGAGGCACCATCCCAGCCCAGAGCCTTCTGAATCTGTTCGTAATTCAGACACCGCTCAACTTCGCCCTGTGCGTTGAGATGGACCAGGACAAAGTAACCGATGATTGTCTGCTCAAAGTCCCACTCTTCCCACGCCTCGGTGGCGTCGTTCCACTTGTGGGTTGCCAGTAAATTGCAAACAAACTGGGGGAGTTCCTTCTGCCGGGTGGTGCCCATCCCGTGATCCTGGATGACGCCCTGATACAAACCTGCTCGATCAATCTGTGACATGCTCAGACTCCTCTTTCGTTCAACTCGGCTTCATGGTGAGCGGCAAGCACGAAGCCCTTACCGCCGACACCGGGGGCGTCGGCATCACCAGGTTCAAAGACACCGATGATCCGGCCCTCACGTAGAACGTGCATGTTTTCGTTCTTGACAGAGATATCAAGAGCCTGATCCTTGAAGTACAGGACTTTGTCTCCTGGCCCTATGCTGGGGGGTATCTGTGTCCCGTTCGAGAGATACAATCCCTCTCCGACTGCCCTGACAGTTCCGCGACAGAACATCTTAGCTTCTGCGGAGTTGTCAGGTAACAAAATCTGACCGACTTTCCGCTCATGCCGGGTCTCGGGTTGGATCATAACAAAGTCAGCTAGCATCTTCATGCTCTTACTCCTTCGGTGGGAAAATAAAGGCCCAGATAGAATCGTCAGCAGGGTGCTCGAATCGAACGATCTCGATAGGCGTACCCTCTTCTGTTATGAACTGATTCAGGGTACGGCTCTTTGCCCGGAAATACTGGGCACCCTGGATGTAGACGGCCCGTTGCGAACTCGCCGTGGTGATCTTCCCGACCTTCTGATCCCCTATTGTGTGGACCGCAGTATCGTGGTAGGCGAGGCGGAAGACCTGATCCGCCCAGGCACACATTTCCAGCATGGTGCTGTACTGCCGGTCATGGTGGACCTTCGGGCAGGCTTGCAGGTAGTCCGTCCCCTCCGGGTTCGCAATCGTGATCGCCTGTTCCTGGCAGACCAGGCCGACATTGACACCACGACGGATCAGCCCGTCGAGGTCTTGTAGGATTAATCGCATGGCGTCAAGTACATGCGAGGGGCCATCGTTCCATCCGTAGCTCTTCAGGTTCTTTGCTTGTCCACCCTTCGGTAAGGGAATCGTTTCCAGTACGTGCTTCTCGGCGAGAAGCTCAAGCAAAGTAAAGGTGTCAACAACACACGATCCACCCTTCGGCCACAGATCGAACTGGCCCAGAGCCGAGCGAACGTCGTCGTATGTTGCAATACCTTCGATACGATTGATCGGTTCCTGAGTCTTCGGATTGATGATACGTCGCCCGCCCTCATCGAGACCGATAAAGACCGGGTTGGGCATCATGGAGAACAGTGTCGTCTTACCCAGGCCGGTGTCACCGTACCCGACGACCTTCTCGCCCTCGTTCTCACCCGTCCAGGGCTGCACCCGGAACGTCTTCAAGGGGCTCGACGCCGATGTACAGGCCCCCGGCTTCCTCGGGGGCAGCGGCGGCAGGGGCTTCTTCTTCGGTGGGGTCGGGGTAGTCGCTGTCGGAGCCTTCGATGCCCCGGCAACCTGGGGTGGGCGGGCCGTGGATTGACAGACGTTCGGTGGGGCTTTCTTCTTCGGCATTCTCTGATTCCTCAGTTGTAGTATCGGGATGGTCGATGGCACAGAGACGTACTTCAATGTTGTCTGCCAGGTCTTCGATCCTCATGTTGTCCTCGCGTCCATAATCTCCCGCGAGGACACGAAGAATGAAAAGCCTCAATACTTTACTAACTTTGGTTTGTTTCCGACTGGGTGGCATGATGTTTCCTTTTCCTTTCAAAGCCTTCTGGTATACGTCCCTCTCTCACGTCGTTCAGGAGACCGTAGTGGCAAAGCTGGAAGAACTTGCAGCGATACGTTGCGTTGCAATGCTGTTCGTTCTTGTACCATAGATCCCGGATGGTCATAAGATTGACCACTCGGGCGATCCTGGCCAACTCCGCATCGGCCTGCTCAAGCTCCCGGTCTGTCCGGGCGATCAGCCGCCGGGCAAAATACTTCTCGGGTCGTTCCTGGATGTCAGCCAGGAGCCGAGCACCGTACATTTCTGGTGTTTCGCAGATCGCAAAGGGTTGTTCGGGGTCGGGATTCTTCTTCGTGGGTTTGGGTTTGGTCCCGAGTGTGACCAGGGTATCCTGCCCATTTACAGAGACCGCTTGGTCGAACACTGTTACCTCGAACTGTTGCCCACAATACTCGCCATCCTTGATGAACTTCTTAGTGGCCCCCATTGTGAGGTTCTTCGGCTTGGTCTTCGGCTTCGCCCACACGTCGTACAGGACACCAGCGATTGCCGGGTCGTCGGGGGCGACCCCAAATTGGGTCAACTTCCCGTCAGCCTGGGCTATACGGGCCTCAATCAGATACATATTCAATTGCGTGTTCGCGTTGAGACCACGCCAGTACGCCGAACCAGAATCAATCGGTTTACCTGTACTCTTGTACTCTCCGAGCGAACACGACCCCCGCCATCGAATGAGTCGGTCGATGTAACCTACTCGGCGGGTAAGACTGTTCACCGTCCTGTGGAACCCGACCTCACGGGCGAGGGTCTCTACGGTATCATCTCCCCAATACCACAGCCAACCCAAAGCACAGTTAAGCAGGGTTATACGCTCGACCTCCCATTTCTCGGACTCGACGGAGGGGGGCACGACAGCGTAGGCTTGGTTCAGATGTTCCACTAAGACTACTCGCATGTCATCGGGCAGGGTACCCGATCCCCCACAAAGAGAGCACTGGTGACCACTCGCACTTATGCACATATTGGGACAGTCTCCCCCCGCTGACATCGTGAGGATTTCCAGGCATTTGTGCCAGCTTGTGCCCATGCGTAGAGCCTCGTCCACGACCACCGGCTGTAGCCGCATGATATAAGAAAGAAAATAGAGCGTTGGACAGGACTTGAACGCAACAACGGATGTGGCGGATTGGGAAAAGGGATCGGTTTCGGAGGCGAGTTCTATCATCGTCGATTCTCCTACTATACCCGACAGTTGCGAATCTGTCAAGCCAGAATATCCCGTAATTTTTCTGTAAGTTCTTCTGCCGAAGTAACTAACAGGTAAGGGATGTGATTTGCGTCACAAAACGCTTGGAAATCCTTCTGGGCCTGGGACTGTACGCCCTTCCCGTCTCGTCGTTTACATTCGATCTCGACGTGTCGAAGTACATAGGACGAGCGGGGCCATGTACCCCTATGAGTTCCGATCAGACACCAGATGTCAGCCGCCCCTTTAGAACCGAACGCCACCCGGCTGCCATCGGTAAACTGTATCGCCCCAGTGTTCCGACGCTCTACATAGATCACCCGTCTCGATTTGTGCAGGTACCCGATGCAGTCCCGTATAACACCGGCTTCTAGGTTCTTCCGGGGGGACCGCTTACGCTTGGGCGGCTCCGGGGAACCGGGGCATCGCGTTCGCATCATGTCGTCGTAGAGATTCATGGGTTGGTTCACCATAGAATTAGGGTAGCGGCGACCAGTGCCTTGATGAAGAACTTTATTCTTTGCCAAGGGATCATCGCTCCTCCTCTGCCTTCAGGGACGCCATGTGCCGACCGTCCTTCCAGGCTTTGTGTTTCTTTAGATCGGTGTACGGGTTCTCCGTCTCCGAGCAGCCACGCCCGAAGGCTCGGAAGCCCTCCAGGAACACGCCGTACAGCTTACATTTCTTCCTGATCTCTGCCTGCGAGATCGCTGCCCGTTGCCTATGTCTCACCGGAAAAGCTCGCATACCCCGGCGGCTAGGGCGAGCATCCCGAGTCCAATGGGAATGTAGACTACCCAATTTGGGATGTTGTTGTAGTATCTTCTCATATCTTTATGTACTCCTTCGATATCTTGCCCTCGATGTCAACGGGCAGGCCCGGTGCCCAGGTCGGCGACACCCGTGCGATGGCCTCGATCTTGTCTCGCAGTTCCTCGGCCTCTGCCACCAGAGCGAGGGTTGACATATCATCGTGGACCATGAGGGGGATGCGTACCCCTAGTTGTTCCTCGATTTTCAACACGGCTTCAGCCAGGATGTCCCGGCTCGACGCTTGTACGATGTTCTCTGTGAGGTACCCACCCCACATATGTATCACTTTCTGGGGAGCCCTTGGGTCCGGCATCCAAAGAGAAGGTCTACGGGTAGTCCCGTCCACCCCTACGTCCGCGTACCGAAGACAACGGGTACTCGGTAACTGTATTACAACAGTGTTTCCGTCCCGAAAGAACCGGAGACCACGGGGAAGCTCGTATGTCTGACCGGTCTGTAACGCAAGGCGGAAGGCCCGCTCGACATCCCCCCAGAAAAGCACGATCATCTGGTTGCGTTTGCGATAGAGCTTTATCAACCTGCGGGCCTGGGCCTCGGAGAGTACCACGCCGTATGTATTCTTCGCATACGTCATACACTTCTCCCAACCTAGCCCGTATCCCGCACCGAGAATTCCGATTTTTCCCATTTGGCGGTAGGTACCGTGCCATTTAGCGACCGTCTTGCTGTCAGTTTTCTTCGGCTTCCGAATGAAGTGACCGATGAACTCACTGGCGAAATCACAGTAAATCTGTGTCCCGGATGCGAACTGTTGAACAAGGTCGTCCTGTCCAGCGATCCACGCCAGGACACGGGCTTCGATCTGAGCGAAGTCCTCGATGATGAGGGTGTACCCAGCCGGTGCCCTGATTAAGTTCCGTATCGAATTGACCAAAGGGTGACTTCGGGCCGCAAGGTTCTGAAGGTTCACGCCGCCCCCACCTGACCAGCGGCCCGTGTGTGCCCCACAAAAAAGCAACGGAACAGGGAAGAGATTACCCGCCGCCCTGTACATTGCCCTCATCTTCTGGACCCTTTTGATGTGAATGGGCCAGGACTTAGTAGCAACACGGGCTTCCATCAGCCGTCGAGCACGAACATTTGTGTGGTTCAGCAGGTGCTTGTACCCCTCGTCCGTCTTCGCAATGGCGAGTATCGGGCCTAGCTTTCCTTGCTTCATGGGGGGTTCCTCATCACCGAGGGCTTCACGCAACAATCTCTCGAACGATAAGTTACCCCGAATCTCCTTCTCGGTGGCGTCAATGCCCGCGACTGTTCGGCCTACCTCCTCAAGCATTTTCTGTTCCAGTTGTATCGCCCGCTTCTCATTGAAATCGAGAGTCGGGTATATGAACAGGTTGCGGGTGTACTTTGCCACCTTTAGCTCAAACGCCGGGTTCGAGAGTTTCGGCAACAATCGCAGGAGAAGCTGGAAGGTCTGCTCCACGTCGTTGCAGGCGTAGTTGACCAGGTCTACCCACTGCTGACCGGTGCTGCCCACACGATGCAGTCCCTTGAACTGCTTGGTGTCTCCCTTATCTGTAAGGCCGTGCCGCTTGCACAGAGCCGCGAGTTTGTTCGGCCAGCGGGGCTCGATGTGCCGGGCGAGGTCGAGGACATCCACGACGAACGGAGGGTGTATCTTATGGTATCTCGCGAGAATAAGGGCATCGAACGGGGCATTGAACAGCACCACTGTCGTATTCTTCCAAACGGGCTTTGGCAATTCGAGCACGAAATTGGGCTTATCGTCATTATGCTTGACGGCCCAGCCATGGATCTCAAAGCGGGGATCAGCCAGATACTCATACGTGGACATCTTGCTCAGAGTATAATCTGAATCGAAGTAACACTCGGCGTCGAGTGTGACGACGTGCTTGTACGGATAGCCACAAGCTCGGAGGATTTCTTGGATGGCCGCGAACGACATGTCTATTCCTTCCGAACTAATACGAATCCGGTATTGCGATCTTCGTCCAGACGGTAGGCGTCGAACCCGTCCCTGGCGACGTGTTCCAGAGAGATGATCCAGGCAAAGGTTTCTTTATACCCAGCCTGTTTCTCTCTCTGGATAAATGACCAGTAGGCCAATGTCACGGTCTCGATCTCCCGGATCAGCACCGCCTGAAAATCCTCTGGGGCTCTGGCCGGGCGTGAGATGAACAGATTGATAAGCGAGTCCCGAGACAGTGTTCGGTTGAATACCAGGAGAGGCATGATGCGGTCGATACTCTGCACCACAGGCTGACCCCTGAAGCGGTGCCGGAGGGAACAGAGAACATCCTTCAGACGATTCCGAAGTTTCTCGTTCAACTCTCTCTTAGACGGGACTCTTGGGGCTCTTTTCTTCTTCGACATTCTATTCCTCTGGGTCTAGGAGATAAGAGGACGGAGCGAGACAGATCGGACAGAACATCTCGCAGATCGGATTGAACTCGTCCTCATCGGTAGTGAACTCACGGCCACAAGCCTTACAGGTGTGAGCCTTCGTCCGCTCGGCCCGTTGTTCAGCCATAATAATAACACCTTTCCTTACTACCCCCGACGGGACTCGAACCCGCGACTGGACGCTCTACCAACTGAGCTACAGGGGTACCCGATCTTACTTCACCGGGCGACCGCGACCACGCACCGTCACGCCCTCGTCAACGAGGATACGGCGGACGACGGGGATGGAGACGCCGACCTTCTCGGCCAGTGCAGCCAGACCGAGGGGACGACGCTTCCGATTGTAACCACTCACGATGGTTCGGACTGTCTTCTTGTTCAATTCCAGTTTCGGGCGACCCATTGTTCTCTCCTTGCAAGGGTAAGAGGTTAGTGTTACTTTGTTCTCAATGCTTCCGTTACGAGTCTGTCCATCTTCTTCATGCACTTCGGACACAAATCCACTTCAAACGGACTGGCCCACGACCGGTGATTCGAGTCATTGACCTCGACCTGGAGGGTACCGCAACCATGAATCTGGGGGCTGTATGTTACTTCACACTGGTCACACTTGCACTGCTTCATCGCCGGTCTCCTACTTCTTCTTGGGAGTCTTGGGGGCGTGGGTCAACATGATCTCGACCCGGAGGGTACCGTTGCGATGGTGTAAGAATGCTGAGTAGCATCCCCCGTGATAGTCCGAGTGCGCAGAGCAGGCTTTCAGTTGTTTGATGAATGAGGCCAGTGCTTTTCGATCCGTTACCCCAACAATGGAGACCGGCGGTTCGGACAGGTTTGCAAGACCGTCTTTGACCTTGGGTGGTGCCCCTTTCTTCTTCGGTGCTCTTTTTTGTGGCTTATCCGGTAGGACGATACCACCATCTTCCCCGTGCCCCTTCTTATCCCCATGTTTCGCTTCTATCTCGGCCAGTGTCCTCGGTGCCGGGGGCGGGCGGTGGATCTGAACACCGTTGACGACCCGATCAAACCCCGAGGCGGGGGCAGCAGGGGCGGCGACCGCATCGCTCTTGAACGCGAAGGCGTGGCCGCAATCGCACACTTTCTTTCTCGGCCCGACAAACGCCTTGCATTTGGTACATTGCTTAAATCCTCGTGGCACCTTGTTCTCCTTACGCAGGTGCAAAGTTTCGTGCCGGTTTACTGACCCTAACAATTATACCGCCAACTCGGCATTTTGTCAAGGGGTTTTCCATGAAAATTTCTGGAAAAGTCGTCCATATCCGTACTGCAAGACAACTTTGACTCCGAGGTTGGTTAATACTATTGAACCTACGACAGAAGGTTGTCGGACAAACAGGTAAACGATGGCGATGTTCACAAGCAGGTTAATCGCCTGCCAAAGTACCACACGAATTATACCTTGTCGTACCGTTTCCATTAGTCCACCGCAACAGCCCCTCGTCTCTCATCAATGTCCGTGACACTGAAGACCACCGGGTCAATACCAATCTCGATCTTGCGGATTCGATATCCTTGGCAGATTGCCTTACCGAAGTACACGTCTCGCTCGCCTTCCCTGAGAAAGGTCGGCCAGCCTCCGTGTGTCGGATTTAATCCGGGTCTTCCCGAGGCCATGTTACCTGCTCGGGTGCGGCTGCCAGGAGATAATGTTCCGTTGCCGACATGATTCTGTCTTGACCTTGCCCTGTCCGTTCACATGCCGGATGTCAACACCATTACCCGTGCGTGTGAGCTTTCCCCAAATCTCCACGATACGGTCGCCGGTTACCGCGATCAACAGGCCCCACACACCGGGAAATCGTGCGAGTTTCGATGTCGATGCTGTCATGTCACGCCTCCGTTAGTCTCCAACCACCAGTCGGACGAACAGGTATATCACTACGAACACACCTGTTGCTATCAGGAACTCTTTCATGTATCGGCCCCAATGACAGAGACATCCTCTGTCTTGGTCAGGATCCTAGCAAGACCGTGTGGGTGAACCTCAACCCACCCCTTACCGGCTATCCAAATGTTCGTGGACAAAATCTGAACCCTTTCACCGGTAACAGTGAGCCGAGTTCTGTACTGTACGGTACGTTTTGCCATGTTACGCCTCCGTCAAAAAGGTAGCTCCGCATCGGTTGCCCGACGTTCCGCAGCCCGCTCAGCTCGATTCTTACTATCGGTCAGGTCTTTGTACGTCAGCCAGATGATCGCCTGGACCTGGCAGGGCACCATCCTGTGCTCCTCGGCGATCTTCTGGATCACGCTCTCGATCAGTTTATAGCACCATCGGGCACCCTGCACCCAAAAGTCGGTGAACCCAGCGGCGGCTATGATATGCTGATCGACTGTTACTTCACTGCCGAACTGCGTGTGACAAATATTATCGAAGAAAGCCCGGGTCTTGAACGCCCGTTCACCGAGTTTCTGTCTTATGTCAACGGGCTGGGCACTCAGTATGTCCATTGCTTTCTTTGCCTGTTTCCCATAGGTGGTGAGCACTACCGCTTCGAGGGGACCACCATCACTGAATGCCCGGCACAGATTCTCGGCCTGTTGCTTGTTGGCGTCCCACCGGACAGCAGGACTCAAAGCAGCGATGACCCCGACCACCTTGGTAAAGGGGATACAGTACGTATACCCCAACTCCATAGCGAAGGCACGGGCATCGGTGTACCACGTTTTCCCTTTGGCGATCTGACCGGCATTGGCCAGCCCCAGCCAGTGCTCCAGCCGGGTCTTAATCCGTCTGAATCCACGATCAGGTTCGTTATTCATTGTTTGCCTCCATGGTAGGCCCCGGTGCCGGGGCCGACGGCCTATAAGCAGTCGTCGGTCCCCGGCCGGGGGTGCGTCACCTGTGAGGGTCCGACTAAAGGTAAACTCACACCGGTCTGCACTTACACCGTCCCTAGAACTCGGATGGCCGAAGCGTATCGGACCCTCACTCACTCACTTGTCAAAGAACCTTGCTTACTGCTCCGGCTGTGTTCGACACTACGGCCTACTACACCGACCGGAACAGGGAGGCGAACCCACTTTCCATTCGCGGCGATCCGCGTTTTTCGATTCCGCGTTGCGGCCTACAGTGGAAGTATACGCCACGGATGGCCCCGAGGCAAATTTATTTCAGATTTTTTTGCAAATACTTCGCGGCGGCTCTGAGGCGGATGGGATCATCACATGCCATACCAAGCATGACGTTACATTTCTGACAGAGTAGGCCCCGAACTTTTCCCGTCTCATAGTCATGGTCAACAGCCAGAGCCTTGAGCTTACCCCGACGTACCGCAGTCTCGGGCAGTCCGCATATCGCACACTTACCGTCCTGGGCCAGAACCATTTCGGCGTAGTCGGCCGGGGACAGTCCATATTTGGTCCAGAGCGTATGACTCCGTAGGGATACAGTCGCACAGGACTTGCACCAGGACTGTAGCAAGTCTTCCGTCGAGTCGTCGCGATTGAACTCAATACTCCGCTTCGTGACATGACAACACAGACAGGTTTTCACTATCCTACCCGTTCCATCCCGCAAGATAACGGGGTCGTGACATTCATAGGGATCACGACGGGCAACCCGGCTGCCACTGTCCCGGCGATATGCAGTTTGATACGCAATCATACAAGACTTGCACTGAGACTGTAAAGAATCCTTCGCCGCAGCACTGCGATAAAACTCAGTAGTCGGCTTCGCGGTATGACATTTACAACAGACTTTCGTTTTCATCCCACTACCACCTTCTTGACCCTCCGCAGGGTATGCTCCCCGCACCCAGGACAGGGTACCCCGGTGACCGCCGGACGCTTCTGTTTCTGACCTGGACGCTGATCGGAGCGTCGTGTCCGAACCTGATACCAGCCAGTCCATCCGCATTGTCTGCATTTTACGTTAGCTTGCACGGCGACACACTCCTCTCTCGATCAACCGATGGGCTGTTCGACCAAAATGTCCCTGTAATGTCCAGGCCAAGCCCGTGTCGATCAGGTGTTGCCAGGCCGCGATCCGCTCGGCCTCGGAGACCGCAGTAAACGACCCTTCGGCGATCATCACTGCCTCGAAGTTGGTCAACACGCCGCTCATCGGTACCTCTGGGCCGGAGGCCCTGTTCGCCCGTCAACACCTACTCGATGGTGCCATCCCTCGGCGTGGTTCTTACCATGGACTCGGAACCCACAGCCCCGGCATCGGCCGGTCTGCTCGTTGATTTCAGTGCTTTTTTCTGGTTCTGGTACGTCTGACATGTTAGCCTCCAGTTGTTACCACGGGACACAGATAGTCGGGTCTTCCGCCCGACCCGTGACATGTGTGGTTGATGTAAACGTGTTCATGCAGGAACCCGTTGCGATCCAGAAGAACCTTCTGGTTGCAGGCCCGACAGACACCGTGATCGGGCACGATGTAGAGCATGGTCGGCTCTATCGGCAACGGGGCCTGCGGCATCATGTGCGAACCGGGACAGTGTGAACAACGGCCCGGCCATTCATGCTTCGACAAACACCCATTCTCGTCCAGCGGGATGTCCTTTTGCAGGCATGTGCGGCAGACACCGAACTGCGTTTCTGGTAGTGGGGCCTGTCGCCCGGTCAGGGTCTCTTGCACGTCCAGGTGCGGAGCCTTATCGACAATGTAGCTCCCCGGAGGGAGGGGGCGGCTGAAAGCCCCTGTTTTCGGCTCGCCATGCATTTCCGCAAGCCAGGCAGCGGCCACCATCGCGGTGCGGGGGTCGTCGCCAACCTCAGTAGCGTGCTCAGCCGCTAGCCGGTCGTCGATTTCCTCCAGAATCTCAACGACGCCCATCAGCTTGCCGATTACTTCAGTTAGTGTGGTCATGTTAGTCCTCGATGAAGTGTACACTACCGCTGGAATCACAGTAGTAAATGCTGTCCTGTCTCGCGGCCTTGCGTAGGGTTCGGCAGATCGTCCACAAGGCGGTAGTCGCATCGGACAGGTCGCCAACCGCGACGGTGTAGACCACGACCTTCTCCTCTTGGAGAATATCCTGATTATTCACCCATCCCCCCAAGGCTGGTGTCGCGGTGAAACCACCGAAATGCTTCGCCAAGTAAACCCGCAAACTCCGATGAATCGCGTTCAGATCGTTCCCCTTGTTGTCGCACACGGGAAGGATGATCTTTGCTTCTTTCATAGTACGTCTCCGCTAAGAAAGGGGCCAAGAGTAGCCCAGTCTTTGTCGTCGGGACCGGCTTCGACCCCACAGTATATGCACACTCGTGGCCCGGTGCAAGGCATTCCCCATCGGGAACGATACGCAAAAACGTGCTTGTGTATCGTTATTTCCCGAGTCACACCGCACCATCGCGGCTCATTCACATTGTGTCGTGGCATGAGGGCTCCTGTCAAGCGTGGTAGAATCCGTCTTCGGGGCTTCCCCTCTGGAGACACTCGGGTATGCGGCAGACGACACTGTTCTCGTCCAGCACTATCCCCGCGTCCTCGGGATCGTCCTCACTGTATTCCCCGATCTCGGATGCACTTGCCATGAGTATTGAGTTACGCTCATACCAGGTGGCACCGAAGATCACGTCAGCGTAGTCACCGTAGAAATCCGGTAAGAGAACCAGATCATCGGGTACGTCATCACCGTACTGATCGTGCATGGTACGCCTCCTGTTAGTTGGGTCCGTGCTTCTCGGCCTGTTCAGCGTCTCGGATACGGACCAGATGCTCATAGGCTGTGTGTACTACGCCTCTGGCCTCTGCACAGGTGATCTGTGCCCGGTCAACCGCGTCCTGGGCGAGAGTCAACAGGCCCTCAGCCTGTGCGTAGGTACGTATGGCCTCTTTTACGGCTTTGCTGATGTTCATGGGTTCTCCTCTCTATAGGGGCGACGGCTGCCGCGTTGTGCCTCACTGCCGATCATAGGGTGTCCCCTCCACGTAGGGTTTTCTCAAGGTGACGGGCAATCGCCCTCGCCATCTTAAGCCAGGCTTTCTCACGGTCGGCCTTGGCCTTGGCCTTTTCGAGCCCAGCGGCTTTCTTGTGAGCAGCACGCATTATACCGACATGCGACATCCTGCATGAACAGTCACCCAAGCAGGTCGTCTGGTCACTATCCCAGAGTCTCCAATGTTTCTTGTCTATACCGGTGCAGATATCGACGTATCGACCGGCCCGATTACTTCCCGATTGGAGAACTACGTCAGTCTTGAGCAGCATTGGTTTTGCCCAGTCGTACACAGCCATCACGGGGTCTCCATGTAGGGCAGCCGTCGCCGCGTTTGCTCCATTGGAACAGTACGACACTGCGGCCCGCGAAGCAAATAAAAATAATAATTCTTTTTGCCTAGCCGTTTGGCACGTTAAATGCACCGGGCCATTTAAGCGGGCGATCTAGCCTTTGGCACGCCGTTTGTACCGGCCCATTTAACCGATCCGGCTGACCACGATTAAAACCCCGCATCGCCCATTTTAATTGCACCCATGCTCATTAAAACAGCGGGCTGGCCCCGGCCCCCCATTAAGATCGTGCCGGTAGGCGTCAGCCCCACGTTATATGCCATGGGCAAGGTCCGAGTCTCTATAGGGGCACGCGATTAAAAACGCGATGCCGCGTGGGCCGTCACAGCGGTATCGGAAGGCACCCACATCGGCGGAATTGTGGACGATCTAAACCAGCACGCCCGAACGAAACCCGAACGCTTAAAGGCGTATGTCTCACAGGTATGTAATTCACCTACGGTGTATCATACAAAAGGGGTCCATCTGTAAGGGGGGTCTCCCGAAAGGGGTTTAGAGGCCCCACTTTTCCCGGATCGGTCAAAAGTGAACGGGACAGCAAACAGCGAGTTTGCTCAGCGTTTTTATAGAGTGTCCCACTTGTCCCAGTTTCGTCCACACACATGGCCCCGACTAAGTGCCGCGTGGCAAAGGATTTATAAAAGTTTGTCCAGGATAAGGGCAAATAGGCGTGTCATCCTTATGGTAACAGTAATCGTCTATTGTTACCATAATACGTTAAAACCGTTACAACTATACCAGTCCGATGGATAACTCTATGCATCTTATGTATACTGTGTAGTGTGACGATATCTAAACACTTTCTAAACACTTTCTGTACACTGTTTAGAATCTTTAGACTATTCAGAGTATTCAGATTACGGTTATAAATTTAAATCTAAATGAGACCCCTCGAATCCCCACACGTAAGAACTTCCCCCCTAACTGTTTTACCCTGGACAAACTTTTATAAGAGTAGATTCTTAAAGGGTTAACGGAATTTATGTTTGTTTGACGAAACTGGGACCACCGGGACAAGGGCATATAAGTCGAGTATCCACGTTGTTTAAAGGCCCCACTTTGGGCCGCTATTCGGCCAGTCGTTACAATCGGAACCCTGTTGGCTGGACGGCCGTCTAAAGCCCTGGGCGAGCAACCGGGCCGATGCCCCTATACAGGAGAGATCGTAGCGTATAGGGGCGTGCAAGCGGCTTCTCGCCGATTGTACGGGGGTGTGGGGGCCGGGCGTAGGCCGGTCGGCCCGGAGGAAATGTAGGCAAAAAAGAAAGCCCCCTTGCGGGGGCTCAGAGGAAATGGCTGTTTACCACCGGGCGGGGCCGCGACGGTTCGCCGTTCGTCGTTCATCGGCCGTTTGGTACGTGGGCGGATAGGGGGCTGCACGCCGCTGGCCGTGCCGCTTGCCAATTTGTATCGTACCAGGAGTCACGATGTAGGGGTCCATCCCCTGTCTTTGGTAAAGATCCATGAGCCCCAAGAGGGATTCCGCCCGTACCGTATGGCATACGCCGTCGATGTCATAAACCGTAGCCTTGTGCATGTCATTCTCCTGTTGTGTGGGGTCTAGGCTTGGCGACGTTCGGTGTCATGTCGTCGGCAGAACACACTGTCGGCGTCACCACGCCGACGATCATCGCCCGACCGTTTGCCGATCTGAATTGTATCGGGTGTTACCAGCCACGGGTCGGCACCGGCCTTCTCATAAAGGTCTAGCAGACGGGCGAGGGAAGAGCAGCGGATGATATGAGCCTTCCCTTTGGTACTGATTACCGTTATCTTATGCATTTCATTCCCTTCTGTTAGAGTAAAGCCCGCGACGGTAGCCGAGACCGTCAGTGGGGTCGTCCGTGACCCCATGCCGACCGGACAGGGACTACTTGGGCTTGTACACGTTGACGCCGACCTTGACGCCGCTGGACCCGCCGACTTCGACGTTGCCCTTCGTGGAGCCGATGACCAGGGATTTCCCGGACGCGGAAGGCGTCCCCTTGACGGACAGATCGACCGTGATGATCATTTTCTTGTCTTTCATTGTGATTTCGACGTTCTGCATAGTGCTGCCTCCTGTGCTACTAGTTATGGCGTCCAACAGAACGCCGGGTCTGTGGGGTCGGTGCGGAAGGGCTTTCCGGGGCACCCGTCCGACAATGCCGGGCAGTCTTTGCATTGTCCGATCGGGCAGTGTGCGGGCGGAAGCGTTTTGCTGTCGCGAGTCTCGGGTTTTTGTCGCCATGCGTCTTTCATCGTGTGTCTCCTTCAATTGTAGTTTACGTCACGGGTGGGCCGAATGCAAATGTTTTTCGGATTCTTTTTCGGTCGCGTACCCCATAGGCGGAAGCATTCCCCAAGGGTGTAGTCCCCAAGGGCTTTTGATCCGTCCATGTTGAACCATGCATATAGATCGGTTCCATCTTGCGTCGTGTGTGAGTAGCGTAGTTCCATCGGTCTACTCCTTACCATAGAATGAGGGTGGCGATAGCCAATGCTTCTAGGACCAGACGGATACGCTGCCATGTAGTCATAGGGGCCTTCAGGCCGACCGGTCGGGGGAGGCGTCGCCGATCCGCCCAGAGCATAGAAGCCCAGAACCCAGGCGACTTGCGGCCATGGGTGATGAGCCTGCCGGTGTCTGCTCTGTATCTGTAGGCTGTCATGGTACTATCTCCCGTGCAAGCGGTGTGCGTCGTGTGCTTGCATTGGTAGTCTACGCTACCCGTGGGGCAAAAGCAAATAAAAAAGAAATAAAAGTGCTCGCGTGGGGTGTAAGTGCTGTTGTTATAAGGAGATAGGGGTATCACCCTTGCCTTCGCCCGCGACCTTGACACCCTCTATTATCGTCCTCGGACATTATGCAAAATTTCCCTATTAAAATCTAAACCCTTTAGATCCCCCGTTAAAAATATAGCCCAGCTAAACAGAGTATCCTAACAATGCAACTATTCCCCAAGTTGCCTACCCAGGTTTACGACATACATGGCGGGTTTAGGCGGTATACGCCAGTATCCGGCAGGCTCTGCCCTAAAGGAATTCTATTACGGGGGTTGACAGGATCGCAACTATCGGGTATACTTGGAAGTGGCAGAAATCGAGAAAGGACGCCCATGCGAGACGCCGACATCTACGAAGGCTCATGCTGCCGCGAGGATCAACGCGATCCTCCTGCTTCCTTTCTCTGTATCGTCCTCTCAAGTCTAATCCCCACTGGTCTCTATGTGGGAGTCTCCCTGTACTATGGGTGGTTGTGGGGTATGGTATAATGGTGGGGACACAGGCCACATGCCCCAAGTGCGGACGCCACCTGTCCGTGTACTTCTCGTTCCCCACGACACTCTCCGATGGTCGGACTACTCGACTCTATTACGGGTGGTGCGTCTGTGTAAACCCCCCGGAAAATGCCCTTCACCCACAGGGTCAGTGGGTGTTCTCGGAGTTACCGGTATGAAACCGTCCATCCACCGATTGTTAGCTGCCGCACGAAAAATGGTGCTATGTTTCCCGGACGGCGAACTCGCACCCGGCGAGCAGCGGGGGTTCGATGTTCCCGCCTACGTCGTCAGGGAGCTACGCCAGGCTGTTGACGATGTAGACAAGAGGAGAGACCATGTCACAGTGTGAACCACAGGTCTCCATCCCCGAGGACTGGATCGGGAAGCCGGTAGAGGTTAAGTTCCTGGACCATGTCCAGATCGAGGGTGGCACAACTTTGGACCTCGCCCGTGTAGT